TAATTGTTTGGTACAGATTTAAAAAAATAGAAAAACAGATCAAAAAACAAGAAAAATATATATATTAATTATCTTTCAGATTTTGGTTTTAACTGTGTTGTTCGATCAAAATAGCGTTCAATCTTTGATTTGATAGTTCCATCTTTACGCATCTTAACAATCCAACCATCTTTGATTTGAGTATCATTAAATGATCCAGCCTTTTTCTTTGGCATTATATGAAGTACCTTTCACTTGTATGTTTAGTATAATCTTTTCCAAAATCAGCAAACAATGCTTTATCTTTTTCACGATTAACAATTGATCTTGACCATGAAAATCCTGAGTCTCCACCCCATGCTAACCACATTATGTATCCATTAGAAGGATTGGCAGTGTTTCCCCAATCCTTACCCTTCTTGTCTACTTCATGGCGTGAGAAGTATGAATACATTCTCTTAACAGTACTAAGAGATAATGATTCTCCTCTTGCTAACTGCCCTGCACGAGTCCAGCCAACTGCAGTTCCTGCACCGTTAGCCTTTCCATCTTCCTTAAACTTAATTGCTCTACGAGCAGCAGATCTTGCTCCTGCTGGTGGTGAGTATCCTTCAGCCTTAGACATCTTTTCTGTATCTTCATAGTCTTCTAAACTAATGTTTGGCATGTTAATTCTACTTATATCAGACATCAAAGCACCAATAGAGTAAGGTGTGTAGTAGTATGTTCCATCTTCTTCTTCAAGCATTCTAACTGCAACTGCTGGATTATCTGGAGTAGACTCAACAGAATAAGGATTTCCTGGCTGACCATATGTTCCGCCTTCAATCATGACATGCTCTACTTGACCAACAACTGGACCTTCAGTTGTCATTGCAATAACAAAATCTCCTTCAACTATTGGTGCATCCATTTTTGTTACTGGAATACAATTAGGAACCATTCTGCCATTATCTCCTGGCTTCATACCTCTTTGTGTATACCCTTCCCAACAAGGATCTGCTTTACCAATTTGTGCATCATACATAGCCATTTGTGTTTCTGCATCTGTTCCATTTTGACAATCTGGACAATTTGAACATTGAATATTTTGTTCTAGACATGTTTCACATTCGCAGTGCTCATATGTTGGTGTAGGCATAATAGGGTTTGTTGCTATTTCTGAATCAGACTTAATAGTCCAAATATCAACAACACGCTTATCGTGTATTCCGCCACCAATCTGTCTTCCAAAACTATATCCAATTTGTGGCTTTTTCATTCCTACAGATGAATTAATTGATGAAGATGGATTTTCTTGAGTTGTTGATGTTTCAATTGAAGCCTCACCTTTATTTGCATCTGCAACATTTGCATATAATGCACCAAGTTGCTCTTTTGCATTTGCTTCTGTTGGATGACAGCCTGCAACATGCCCAGCATCACTTACTACTGGATATCCAGAACAGCCGTTAGATCCTTTATCGCCAATATGATAAGGCATTAGTTTATCTCATTTTCTTTTAGTGATGCAGAAAGCATCCAGTGCCATCTTTGGTGCATATCCATTCTTTCTGCAAAGAAGTTTGCAAGTGCATGTTGTCTTCCTGCTGTAGCCATATCAACTGCATCCATAAGTTTGGCAAGAACCATATCATTTGCCATAAGTAGATCAGCACACATCATCTTTGGATCAGATGATACATCTGGCTCTCCTACTTCATTTAATTGAATAAACCTTGACAATTTAAATGGAGCATATGTGTCTAGTTTACGAAGCCATTCAGCATATGTATCTGTTGCTTCATCGTAGTCTGTATAAATATTTTCAAAAAGTTCATGGAATTGAACAAAATCATCGCCTTCTACATTCCAGTGATACCCATGAGCCTTCAGTTTAAGGGTAATATTATCTGCAAGCAGGACCTTAAGTATATTGATTAGTTCTTCCATGCTTATCATTATAGCATAATAAATGAGCAGTTTTTTACAGTCATGCTCAGGACTATACCAGTTATTTAGTGTCGCTGTCTCCCCCGACAATTTTATTATACTATTGAATTTCAATAGTTTTTGGTAGTTTGTCTTCTGGAATCTGCTTTTCAAGTTTGATATCTAAGATACCATCCTTAAACTCAGCCCCAACAACTTCGACAAACTCAGGAAGGGTAAAGATATCAGTGAACTTACGAGCAGCAATGCCCTTGTGTAGATACTCTGCACCCTCTGGCAATTCAGTATCCTGCTTCTCGCCCTTAATTGTAAGTTTGCGATTGTCTAGCGATACTGAAACATCATCCTTAGAAAATCCAGCCAAAGCAAATGAAAGAATATACTCTGTATCATTTAGTTTGATTTGGTTATAAGGTGGATAGTTTGTTGTTGTTGTTACCTTCTGAAGATTTGAGAAGGTGTTGAAAAATGGATCATTAAAAAGATCCAGTGCTGTTTTTACCATGTTATTCCCCTTTCAAGCGAATAAGTTATTTTTACCCCCCGTTTGGGCAGGTATTTATATTATATCATATGCTATAATTGAATTAAGTTTTGATCTATCAGAGGAGAACAAATGGATTCACGTAAACTTGAAAATGAAAAAAATAGCATTACAGAAAGCAGAAAGTTTAATAAATTTAAATATACATTGCTTGCTCCTGGAGTACACATATATGATAATGTTTGGGATCAGGGAATGGATTTCATGAAGCAACTAGAAGACAAGGGGTCTTTTGTTAGAGAGGATTATATTGTTGACTCTGAAGGTAATAAGATTCCAAAAGAGGTTGGGAAGCGTGGAGTAAGCACATGGGTAAAAAGACATCAAGATCCTCAAGGTGCTGCACTTATTGCTAACGCTTTTGAGGAAGTTATAGACTCTTATTTATGGCATTATGATTTAGATCCAAAAAGTAGGGAAGAGTGGAGAATCAGCAAGTACACTGATGGAGATTATTTTGGAATGCACCCTGATGACTCTTATGGAACTCCAAGAACAATATCCATGGTGTATTATCCAAACGATGATTACGAAGGTGGAGAACTTGAATTCATTCATTTTGGTGTAAAGGTTAAACCAAAAGCAAATCAACTTATAATATTCCCATCTTCATATATTTACGAACATAGGATAACCGATATTGGTGCTGGAAATCCAAGATACACAATCGTGTCTTTTCTTTCAAATATAACACAAAAAGAAAGAAACGAAAGACTTAAAGATCTTCCAAATCCTTATAAAACAGATTTAAAGTATATCTCAGAAATTAAATAAAAAATAGGCTAAGAGTTTTTATTCTCCTAGCCTATTTTATTTTTATATTACTTCTTTGGTGCAGCCTTCTTTGCTGCTGTTTTCTTACGGGCTGGAGCCTTCTTAACAGTTGCCTTCTTTACTGCAGCATCTACTTCTGCTACTTCTGGAAGACGACCAAATGCTGTGTCATTTGGATTAACTGCTCTCAATGCTACTGGTGCGATTGCAGCAACCAATGAGTATGCAAGAGTCTTTGGATCAGTTACGCCAGACATGTATAGTGCAAGTGCTGCACCCAGTACTGATCGTCCGTATGATGCCAAGATGGCCTTAGTTTGTTCTGTATTCATTTTATTCCTCCTAGGATATAATCTGTGTTAGTATTGTTGCACCAAGCCAAATACCAATAATTCCTGCGAGTCCCGCAAAAACTGGTGGTGCTGGCACTGGCAATTTGAATGCTGCGAACACGGCACCGCACCCAAAACCTGTTATTGTTGATAAAATAATGTCTTTCATTAATCTTCCTTTGGTAGTAATTGCTTTAACTGGTCATAAGAATCAGCAATCTTTTTCATAGAGTAATAGTTTGGACCCATTGCAGTAAGATCGCTATATTCCTTAAAATATTTAATTTCTGGCTCAATATCATTAATAAACTTGTTTAGGCCACTCTGAACTTCTTCTATGTATTTAAATGCATCTTGTCTTGAACCTTCAACAAAGTTTAAAAAAGATTTACTATTTTCAATTTGCATTCTATCAAGAATTATTGTTCTATCTAAATTTGATTGAGTTAGTTCATTTTTTGTTTTTATTAATTTAAATCTTGTTATAAACAATTGAAAAATTAAAAAAAT